TTAATTAGTCTTAATTCTTGGGACGTTCGCGCTGTCGCACAGGGCCGGATGTTTGTATGTTCTGCGCGAAAAATGCACCGGCGTGCAGAAAAACAGCGCAGTCGGCGCGCTGCGCGAAGCATCCGGCGCTTTTCGCATTTGCGGCGCAAATATTTCCGGCCGAAGATATTTTGCGCGTTGCGCAGAAATGAATTTCATGGAAAAAGGACCTGCTGAAAAGCAAGTCCTTTTCTTGGTGGACGATAGCTCCCCAAATCCGAACTCCCCGCCAGAAGGAGAGTCAGCGTTGTTGCTGACCCGGAAAGTCTTGGTTTTGCAGGAAGTGAGGTTATATGCGGTGGTAATCTTATATCCGTCAGGTTCGTCCCATACCGTCACGGAATTTACCAGAAGGTCGATGATACGCCGCCTGCAATCCTCGTCTTCTATATCGCCGCCTTGGAACTTCGTTAGCCAGAATATTATCTGATCTCTGTCAATTCGGCAGATATATTTTTCTTCTTCTCGAAGCTGAGAGGTCAGGTCTTTCTTTTCCTTCTCCAACTCAGTCAGGCGATTCAGGAGAGCGTCAGACGCAATTCCTTTTTCAATGGCCTTAGTGATGTTGTTGATACCTTGCTCGACCTCGGTGAGTCTGGCAGATAGTTCAGGAATACAGGTGTTTTCCTTTAAGTCCCTGTCCGCCTGCGACATAGCCATGTCGGCTAGTTCCTCAATCACATCGTTGGTGAGCAGCGCCATAGCGTCCTGCGCAACAATGCGTTCAATGAAATCTTTCTTCAATGGCTTCTTATCACAGCCCTTTCGCCGTTTCCGTGAATAACAGGTGTAGTAGTTGTGGATAGCCCCTGTCTTGCTCGTACCGCTTTCTCCGTTCATGGTGGCTCCACAATGTCCGCAGAACAGCTTTCCAGATAGGAGGTAATCTACCTTAGCTTTACCCCTTGCGGGCGCGTCAGCGGCCAAAGAAAGCCGCCGTTGCACCGTTTCAAAGAGGTCTTTGTCGATGATGGCTGGGATGGCGTTTTCTTTCTTTATGTCTTTGTAGATGTATGTCCCGATATACCGCACATTTTTAAACATGGATTTAAAACTGCTTCGGTTAAACTCTGAGTTTTTGGCGGTACGGTAGCCCTTGCTGTTGAAGATACGGCAAATCTCAGCCATGCTCTCGCCGTTGGCGTAGAGTTGAAATGCTTCTTGGACGATATGGGCTGTTGCTGGATTTATTACAAGTCTATGATCTTCGATTTTGTAGCCCAATGGGACATGGCCGCCAACGGAATGACCCTTCATAGCGGACTCTCTCAGACCACGGGTAATCTTCTGACTGAGGTCGGCAGAATAGTATTCGGCAATACCTTCAAGTACAGACTCCAAGATGATACCTTCGGGGTTATCAGAGATTGTTTCGGTTGCGGATTTGACCCGAACTCCATTCTTTCGTAGCCGCATTTTAAACACGGCGCTGTCTTCTCTATTTCTGGCAAAGCGGTCGAGCTTCCACACGACCACGAAGTTCCAGAGATGATGGGCGCTGTCGGAAATCATCTCTTGGAAATGGACTCGCTTCTCTACATCTTTCCGAGCAGTAGTAGCACGGTCAACATAAATGGCGACAATGCGGAAGCTCTTGCGCTTACAATATGCAATACAGTCTCGAAGCTGACCCTCAATGGACTGTTCCTTCTGCCGTTCTGAACTAAACCGAAGGTACAAAGCGACATCAACTTCACCTTTGGTCAGAGTGGTAGGATCATCACGAAACTGCTGCTGTTCTTCCGGGGTTAACATAGAGAGGTCGATATGCATATCAGAACCTCCGCTTCATTTCCCGGACACGACCGATAAAGTGCAAGCGTTTCTGGTCGGCACCTACGAACTCCATATCAGGATAGTAAGGGTTGAAGGAGTGAAGCGAAGTAGAGTCCTCACCGAACTCGACCTGTTTTAAAAACCCTTCTGTACCGTCTACCACGACCACGGCAATACAGCCGCTCTCAATTTCTGCGTCCCGCTGAATAAGCACTCTATCGCCATTATCAATCTTTGGTGCCATGCTGTTACCAGATACTTCGAGCCAAAAGCAGTTGTCATTATCGTATTCGTCTTCAACTGCTTCCCAACCAATAATCATTTCTTCCGCGATCACCCCTGTTCCTGCTGAAGCTAAACCGATTACTGGACGCAGACCCCGTTTCTCATACGGAATGTAGGTGCCTACCATTTCCGTATTAGGAATGGGGTTATTAGTTTTTCCCATAAGGTAGTCAACCGACACCCCGAAATATTTGGCAAGAAGTTGTTGAGTGGAACGGACAGGGATAGTCCCTTTCTTCCATTCCCCAAAAGAATTTTTGCCGAGATTGAGTTCATCAACAATCTGTTTCTGAGTTAATCCCTTTTCTCTGCGAAGTTCAGTCAGTCGCTCGTAGAAAGTCATCGTGTTTTCCTCCGTTCCCGTCAACGGGAATTTTTTTCAGAAAATCACTATTGCCCTATTGACAAATCCCGTCTATGGGATTATACTCAACTTACAACAACGAAAGTTAATAAAGGCAACAGTAATCCGAGGGGTCAACTTCCTTCTCGCAAAAGGAAATCGGCTCCTTCATAATCGGGGTATCGCCAATGCTATTGTCGTTCGCAAAACTGATTGTAGCATAGGCGACCTCCGATTGCAAGGATTATTTACAACTAAAGTTGCAATCCACATGAAAGGAGGTCGCACGATGGCAGAGACTTCCCGCCCGTTGTCTATGAGAGATCGTTCTTCCTACGCAGAACAGATTAGGGATAAGATTTCTCACTTTACACTCACCTATGCGTGGCTTATTCATCGCCTGTCGGACGAGGGGCTGCTTACGGACAAGTTCGAGATGTCGGCAACGCTGTCCGGCACTCGTATTGGCCCAAAAGCAGATGAAATCCTGCGTCGCTCGCTCGATATTTTAAACGAGTACGAGGCGAAAATCGTATCATGAGTGTTTTCGTCCCCGAAAAGCAGGCTCAGGCAAGCGCACTAAGCCTACTGGTCGCTCAGCGCGTTCGAGAATATTTCAAGGACGAAGCCCACCGAGCCGAGTTTGAAAAGTGGTACGAACAGCGATACGGCAAGAAGTACATATGGAAGAAGGTCACTTCATGAAAAAGGTTTTTGGAGCACTCGCGTTTCTCTCGTTTTTCTACCTTCTGGGTGTAGTCGGTTCTATCGAAAAAGAGATAATGACGCTGGGTGTTGGTGCAATTCATATGGCGGTTAGCCTTGTGTGCTTTGGCTTGTTCGGTAAGCTGTACGGTCTTTCGGAGTCGAAGCAAAGAAAAAGCCGCTGACGGAAGTACCAGTTCCATCAACGGCAAGCGTAAAAGCTCAATCCGATTATATATCGGAAATATTCACTTGTAAAGGAGTGATGTAAATGAACGTCAATCGTAAAGTCGGCAACGGTTTTGAAAAATCGTTGTGTGAATATTTGTCCAATAAGGGCTTCTGGGCGCATAATCTCGCTCAAAACGCACAAGGCCAGCCGTTTGATGTGCTTGCCTCTCGTAATCGAGAAACCCACCCGATCGATTGCAAGGTGTGTGAGAATGATGTTTTTCGCCTGAGCCGAATCGAAGAAAATCAGCGATCTGCAATGACGCTATGGGAGGCTACAGGTAACGGCACCGGCTGGTTTGCGCTAAAGCTGAAAGACGGAGATGTATATTTCATTTCGCTCTATACACTCAATAATTTGGCCGCGAAAGGCGTTAAACAACTCAACGAAAGGGATATCCGCATGATGTGTATTTCCCTTGATGCGTGGGTGAGTCTATGCAAGTAACTGTTGGTAATCAGCTCCGAATTGAAAACCCGTCTGAGCAGTTGCTTACATGGTGCCAGAAGCAGCTCATCCTTTCTAATCCCGAATACATCAAGAAAAAACGTATGGGTTTCTGGACAGGCAATACTCCTGAGAAGTTGTATCTGTTCCAATGGGACGGCGACACACTGGTTCTCCCCTACGGGTGCTTGAACGATGTGCTGGCGATGGACGATTGCCACATGAAGGTCAATCTTCCCACGCCGACCGAGGTGGACTTCGGTTGCACCATTCCGCTCTATGACTACCAAGTGGAAGCCAAGGAAGCCCTGATAACAGCCTACTACGGTATCCTTCAAGCTCCTGCGGGGTGCGGTAAGACACAGATCGGAATTGCTGTTGCGGCAGATACAGGTCGAAGGACACTCTGGCTGACCCATACACGGGATTTGCTCGTACAGAGCAAAAGCCGAGCGGAGCAGTACATGAGTCCTTCTCTGACCGGCACGATCACCGAAGGTAGGGTTCAAATCGGTAAGGCAATCACCTTCGCAACGGTACAGACTATGTGCAATCTCGATCTGAGCCAGTACCGTGATGTTTGGGATTGTATCATCGTGGACGAGTGCCACCGTGTGGCCGGAACTCCGACCGCTATGACGCAGTTCTCAAAGGTGCTGAACGCTCTGGCAGCTCGGCACAAGTACGGTCTGTCCGCCACGGTTCACAGGGCAGACGGTATGATTGCCGCCACCTACGCCTTGCTGGGCGGGATCGCCTATCAAGTGCCGGACGAAGCGGTAAAAGACAAGATCATGACCGTCAGCGTTTTACCCCGTGCCACCCATCAAGGACTTAGCCGTGAGTTCTTGGACACGGACGGTACGATCATTTACGCTAAGTTGGTCAATTTCCTCGCTGACAGTTATCCCCGGAACAACCTGATTGTCACTGACCTTGTAGCAAATCGAGATCACTACAATCTTATTCTTTCTGATAGGCTTAGTCATTTGGAGAACCTAATGAACCATCTTCCGTCCGACCTGAGAAAACAGGCGGTCATGATTGATGGAAAGATGACCACGAAGAAAGCCAAGGCTCTCCGGGAGCAGGCCATTGAGGAAATGCGGCAGGGACGCAAGCGGTATCTGTTCGCTACCTACTCTCTGGCGAAAGAAGGCTTGGACATTCCCCGGCTCGACCGCTTGTACCTGACTACGCCGCAGAAAGACTACGCTGTAATAACTCAGAGCATTGGTCGTATCGCTCGTACCTTCGAGGGAAAGGGTGAGCCTATTGCCTACGATTATGTGGACGATGGTATCCAGTACCTCGTGAGAAGTTACAAGAAGCGGTGTACCACCTACCGTAAGTGCGGTTGTAAATTTATCGAACAGGAGGTGTCGAAGTGAAAGTTTTGGTTGCTTGTGAAGAAAGTCAAGCGGTTTGCACTGCGTTCAGAGAGAGAGAGGTCACGAAGCCTACTCATGTGATATTCAGGAACCGTCAGGCGGACACCCTGAATGGCACATTCTCGGTGACGCTCTTGAAGCCGTTAAAGGCGGGAGCGTGACTACGATGGACGGACAGGTTCATGCCGTTGGCAAATGGGATTTGCTGATTGCACATCCGCCATGTACTTACCTGACAAACGCCGGGGCAAGACACATTTGGAAAGGCGGTCAGTTGCAGCCAGATCGAGTGCAAAAGGGCATTTTGGCACGAGATTTGTTTATGCGTTTCTGGTATGCGGATATTCCGAGGGTGGTTATTGAAAATCCAGTTCCTTCTAAGATTTTCTGCCTACCTGAGTATTCTCAAATTGTTCAGCCTTTTCAGTTCGGACACGCCGTAACCAAGAAAACCTGTCTGTGGGAAAGAGGGGTGCGCCCCTTGAAGCCAACAAACATCGTGGAACCGGTTAAGGGACGAAAGATGGTTTTGAAAAACGGAACTGTCCGCTACTCCTGTTGGGAAATGGATTGCGGTGGAAGTAAGGAGGAACGGGCAAAGCTGAGAAGCAAAACTTTCCCCGGTATTGCAAAGGCGATGGCTGACCAATGGGGAGGTGATGTTTGCAGTCATGGATAATCTCTTTATCTTCGACTGCGAATAGCAGTCTTTCAAGATGACTGGCTGTTCGTGTTCAAGCACAAAGACACAGGCGAATATACAGTCATTCACAACGACAATGACGCAATCTGGCAGTTTCTTCGAGAACAACCGCTTCTCTGTGGTTTCAATAACAAGGCGTATGACAATTTCATTTTGAAAGCTGTTGCTGCCGATTTCACCCCACAGGAAGTAAAAGCTCTAAGTGACTACCTCATTGATGGCGGACAGGGCTGGCAACATCCTCTTATGCGGGACAATCCCGTATTCGTGACCTCGTTTGATATTCGTGACGATATGTACGAGGGCCTTTCGCTGAAAGCCTGTGAGGGGCATTTGGGAATGTCGGTGGTTGAAAGTTCTGTGCCGTTTGACCTTGACCGTCCTCTGACTAATGAAGAACTGGACGAAACGATTTTTTACTGCAAGCACGATGTTGACGCTACCGAAAAGCTGGTAGACCTCCGACAATCGTATTTGCAGACGAAGATCAATCTCGGTCGTAGAGTAGGTATCTCAGACGAAAAAGCCTTGTCCTGTACCAATGCCAAGCTAACCGCACTTATGCTGAACGCAAGGCGTAGAGAGTGGAACGATGGTCGAGATTATGTCTATCCTCCAAGGTTAGATGTGTCCATTATCCCGCAAGAGATTTTGGATTTCTTCGACACCATTCACGACAAGTCAATCCCTGACGAAGTTCTTTTCAAAACCGCTCTGACCTACAAGTTTGACGATTTCCCTTGCCGGTATGCGTGGGGCGGCGTTCATGGCTCAGTTAAAGGGTATCACGGCAAATCCACGGCGAAGCGGGTTATCCAAAACCGAGATGTTTCTTCGCTGTACCCCTCGCTGTTGGAACTATTTCAGTATCTTTCCCGGAATGTACCTGACCCTCATGTGTTCTACAACATTCGCAAGGAACGCATACAGGCCAAGCATGACGGTAATGCCCAGTTGGCGAAGGACTTGAAACTTCCGCTCAACACCGTATCGGGGGCACAGGAGAACCGCTACAACGACCTCTACGACCCGTTGAAAACCCGTTCCATGCGAATATCGGGACAGCTTTTCCTGACAATGCTGCTTGTTCAGTTGCTTCAAGCGTGTAAGTCAATCGTCCTGCTGAACTTCAACACGGACGGTCTAATGTACGAGATTGACGCTGACGAGGTTTCCATTGTGGATAGCGTCTGTGCGGCGTGGGAGCAAACCACGGGGTTTGAATTGGAACTGGACGAGATTGACGAGGTTTGGATTAAAGATGTCAATAACCTCATTCTCCGAAAGACCAGCGGCAAGGTCAAGTCAGTTGGCTCGTATGTTAGCTACGGAGCAACCTCGAAAGGTGCATGGCAGATCAACAATTCGATGGTCATTGTCAAGAAAGCCCTGATTGACTATTTCACGAAAGGCGTTCCTGTCCGGGAAACAATCATGGATAGTACCGACATTATGGATTTTCAGATCATCGCAAAAGCCGGTTCTTCCTATGACGGTGTTGTTCAGAAGATAGGCAATCGTGAGGTACAAGTCCAGAGAGTCAACCGTGTGTACGCCGTAGACCCGTTCAAAGATCGCCAATGGTTTGGTACGCTTTATGCCCTGAAAGGCGAAAGCTACAAGAAAATTGGCAATATCCCAGATCATTGTCTGGTAGACAACGACAACCATCTATCCCTTGATGAAATTGACCGAGAGTGGTATATCGCTACAACCGAAAAGAGAATTATGGATTTTCTCGGAGAGAGACGGCGAAGGAATACCCGCAAAGTCAATTCCATTAAGAAAAAATTATTAGAAATGTTGGAGGTATAA